CACAGATACGTCACACAGGTTGCGCGTTGTCGCGCTTAAAGCGCTCTTTAAATCAGTAACATCCTTCTCAGAAGCTGCACTGATATTCGTCCTGGCAGTCTGTTTTTGCGTGGCATTCAAGGTCTGAGCACTGTCGTACTGGACTCCACCAGCATCGCCCTTCTCACCTTTAGCGCCATCATAAATAGTCACCGGATCATGTACTCCGTCCACATCGGTGACTGTAATCACAGCGCCATCTTCCATACGCCTGATGTTCACTTTGGGACTGACAGCGTTTATGATCTGAGCCTCATCAGCGGAGAACCGCACGTCTTTGGTAGACTCCACGCTCAGCGTGATCTGTTCCACCAGATTCTGATTAGCTGCCATACTCAATCACCTCTTCATAGAGTACTTCTTTGACCGCAATCGACTTGCGCTCTGTGGCATATGCCTTGTTGTTCGATCGAATGAAACGGACCTGAATTTCGGCCCGACCCACGGCAAAAGCCAGTGTCTCTTCCTGGCTCAGTGTCAAAGTTACGATAGTATTGCCATCAGCTGTTGCTGTCAGAGCCAGATCTGATCCGGTTTTTGTGAGTTCTTTATTACCCTGTTCAAACGTCACAAAGACCGTGGCATCGGTAACGAGATTGTACCCTTTCACAGTCAGGTAAAAGGTAGGAGTTGTTCCGCGTATCACTTACCCGCACCTCCTTAAACGCAAATTTCGTCGATCGCTGCGCTGGTGATCGGAGAGCCAATATCTGAGATCTGCCGCTGCAGGTTCGCAGCCACGTCTCCATCCAGCTCAGTTTTAATCGTGGAAAACCAGTTATCGAAATCCTCTTTGCTGGCCTCCATCCAATCGTCAGCCGCCTGGGACATGGCATCCAGTTCAGCATGTGCCTGATCCAGAAAAGTAGCAAAGAGCTCTGAGAAGTCAGGGGTCTGTACTGCCGTCATGACATAGCCGCAGATGGAGCTGTTTGGCCGAGTGTCCGTGATATCGCCCTGGGTGATCTGCACCGCGCCAGCCTTCACGCGGATCTGAGCCACGACCAACTGCCAGATGCCATTCCTTCGCACCGGAGCAGTAGGCGTGGGATTCAGGGATGTATTACCGGTGACGATCTTGGCATCAATGGATCGAGTACTGTCGTTGCGCTCGATCACCACTGTGTCGATACGATCGTATGTGGCATGCGCATTCTGCAGTGTCAAAGCCACAGGACTCATGAACACCCGGACCTTGCCATCCAGATTGGCATATCCCGTGCCCATGGAAACCGCCATGCCTCCCGCAATCTGTACCCTGCAATCCCCTGCAAAAACACCAGGCGTGAAGAACTTTTTCAGCAGGTACTCCCATGAATCCGCATCATATACGCGGTCCCCATCAATGGAGTTGTAAAAGAGGCTGTAATACTGATCCGATGCCGCCATTTAATCATCCTCCCACTTTATCGTTTCAGGAAGCGGTACGCCGAAAGTGGGTGATACTTTCATCGTCCCGCGCTCATAGATTTCCTGTATTTCAGTAATGCGAAGATCTGTCTGGATTCCCCAGGCTCTTTTCCGCACTGTCACAATGTCGCCCAGGTCATAATTCCGCTTATAGACAAAGTTTCCGTCCGGATCCGCTTCACTCTCAACGGTCGTGGACAGTTGATAATACTGCTCCTGTCGCTCATGGCCTCGCTGGAGCAGCCGAGCCTGATAATTTGCCAGTGTCTCGTCATCGCCCTGGATCAGATCACGGGCATCGACGAACAGCTCCCGCCGATCCAGACCGGTGGCATCGCCATAGCTCACATAAATCCGCTCATCCGCCTGGCCTGTGCCGCCGATGTATACCACATTCTTCATGACCTGCTCGTTCTCGCGGTATGTCATGCTCTGCAGATTGTCGTAATCCTCGGAAAAGATAACTCTGGGATTCACGTACTGGCCAAAGGATCTGTCTACACCTTTGTATGTTTCAAAAACCAGCTGCTTGGCGTTGAAATCCGGACGCACCCTGAAACCGATCCCAGAGCTTCTGGACAGCTTACTCATGTACTCAAGCAGATTTTTATAGGTTGCCTGAAATGTGACAGTCTCCGGAAATCCCTGCAGATCTCCAAGCACCAGCCTTGGAATGGCTACCGCAAGGTCTGTGATCAACCGGCGCATGGCCACTTCAGTTTTCCCGGAAAATGAAAAGGTAGGCCGAATCAGGCGCCGATCCAGATATGAACTGATGAAACGACCGTTGACTTCAATCTGATTGCGGTAGACGTTCTGCTCCACCGTGCGGTCCTCAACCACTGCGCATTCATTGCAGCCTCGCATATAGATCAGGTTTCCGCGCTCTGTGAGCTTCAGATTTTCCTGCGTAATCGGGCAGAAAAGCCGGATCTTCCCCGGCTCGAAGTATTTTCGCGTCCAGGTAAAAGAGGACTGATTCTCCATCAGCCCTATAAAATCCATGTCTCTGGTATAAAAGCGAATCTCCATCCATCACACCCCCAGGTACTGATACCGGAAGGAAATAGAAACGGTAAGATACGCTTCCCCAGAAGCGGCAGAATATCCGAAAGTATTTGTTCCGTGCATTAGCTGCAGGAACTCCGAATCCTCGGAAAGATATTCATTGATCTCCGTTTTCTCGCCTGCACGGATCAAGTAAACATGTTTGTTATTGGTATGCGTGGTAATGACCACCTGATCACCGGCAATCAGTTCCAGCGGATTTGCTTCCGTTCCAACGGAAATGGAGTTTCCCTGCTCAACATGATAGATTGTGGGAGAAGTTGCAGGCCCGGCCACGTCAACCGTGATCGTCACGCCGATAAAGTCAGCTGCTTCCTCGTTCTCGATAGCTTTCAGTTTTTCAGCTGTGCGGTAGCCAAACTCAAAGCCCTGGGCAGGCGGTTCAAACGGGAATTCAAAAGCCTTTACCCAGCCAGCCATCTGGACAGTGATATCGTCAATATCTGTAAAATACGGATCAGGGCACAGCAGGGAGATTGTAGCCCGCCTGCTGTGCTTGACTGAATCAATAGAAATGCTCTCCACACGGTACTGGATAGTCCGGTGAATGGTTCCATCCAAATACTCAAAGGTTCCCGGAGCCCTGGCCTTGAAAAGGTTATAAAGCAGGGCCCGGTTCGCCTGATGATCACCATCGTAGTGATCCCTGAGCGTAAGCACGATATTGCGCATGGCCATAATGGATCCCTGGTAGGTCGCGCCATCCGTCATCGTGTTGTCGCTGATCGTAACGTTGTTTTTCGCCTCGTATACGCCTTCACAGTTTTCCAGGAGCCATGGCGCAAACTCATTCGTAAAAACACACTGCACGCCATCTTCATTGGTGCAGACGATTCTTCTGGCCATCTTTACGCTCCTCTCATCGCCAGCACCATGTTCTGGGTGGCAATCTTTGTCTGCCTGGCAACCTCACTGGGTGTGAGCGCCTGCGGGCTGTTGACTGTGATATTCTGTGTAAATCCATTATTGCCGGCCTGCGTACCCTGGATCCCGCTGGCCAGTCTGGCCATGGTCCCGGTAAGGCTGCCCCGTACCAGGCTGCCGGTTAATCCGCCGGTAAGCTCTTCCATCGTGTCTTCCAGGATTCCGGCATTCTGCTGGATGCCGACCGCAATACCAGCAGGAATCCAGCGGCCTACTTCCTTGGCCATGACCTTGGAAGGAGATTGGATTCCCAGCTGCTGCTTGGCTGCTTGCAGTGCTTTTTGCGCAGCGGCTTTTGCTGCCTCTGCGATGACACTGGAATTATCACGGATACCGCTGGCAATGCCTCGATCGATGTTGTAGCCTACCGTAGACCAGCCGGCATCGTTGAACTTATTTTTGATCCCGGAAATGATGCTGTCCGCGTGGCCGGTAACATTCGAGACTCCAGAGGCAAAGCCCTGGGAGATACCATTCACCGCCGCGCTGCCAGCCCCGTTGAAGTCCCCAGCATTGATTCCGCTGATAATCCCATCTGATACCAGCTTGCCGGATGCAGACCAGTCAACCGATGAAAATGCTGTCTGGATCGCCTTGGTAACATTGCTGACAGCCGTAGCAACGCCGGCAGCATTCCCGGAAATACCCGATGCCACACCGTCGGCTACCGTTTTACCGGAGGCTGTCCAGTCCACAGAAGAAAAAGCAGTCTGAATAGCCTTTGTGATCGTGCTGACAGCCGTGGCCACAAGGGAAGCGGCATTATTGATACCATCACGGACACCGGTAATGATTTTGGTACCGGAAGCCGGCCAGTCAGGTGTTGTGAAGGCCGTCTGCACAGCTTTGATAATGGAATCGATTGCCTTTGCAATCTCAGCGGCTCCGGTTCCGATGCCCGAGCCAATCCCGGACGTAAATGTCACGCCAATCGCGCTGCCCTTATCCGATCCCAGGCCATCCTTTACAGCCTTTTCAATAGCTTCTGCACATTTCTTGGCTGCAGTTTCCGCAGTGCCCTGCGAGCTGTTCAATTCATCGATCACACCGGCCATGATACCGGTAGCCTGTGCCTGCTTGCCTCCGCCAAACTTCTCGGATACCCAGTTCCATGCGCCGGTGGCCGCAGAAGACAGGCCTTCCCATGCGCCGCTGGCCAGCTGCTTGACGATTTCCCACGCGCCGGACAGAGCGCCCTGGATCTTTGCACCGATCTCATCCCAGTGGATATTGGAGATGGCATTATACGCATTCGTAAATGCGTTTGAGATAAAGTCTCCTGCTTCGCCCAGGGCGCCAGATACCTTAGTCCTGATGTCAGTACCGATCTGTCCCCACTGGATCCCATCAATCAAGCTCTTGCCGGCTTTAAAGATCGTTTCCAGGAAGGCGCCTGTGGCACCGATCGCGTTTTTGACATTATCCTTGATCTTTGTGCCAACACTGCTCCATGACAAGCTGTTTATCAGGCCCTTACCTTTATTGAAAATGTCCCTCAGGAAAGCGCCTGTGGCACCGATCGCGTTAGAGACAGCGTCTTTGATTTTCGAGCCGGTCTCACCCCAGTTGATCCCCTGAATCGCACCCTTGCCTTTGGTAAACAGACTCTTCAGCCATCTGCCTCCAGCATCGATCGCCGATTTCACGCCATTCAGGATGGCGGTACCGATCTCATTCCAGTTTATGTTGCTGAGAGCGCTCTTGGCTTTATCAAACAGGCCGCGCAGCCAGTTTCCAGCCGCATCAATTGCCGATTTCACACCGTCAAGAATCGCCTGACCAATTTCAGACCAGCTAACTGCTGTGGCCGCATCCTTGCCCAGACCAAAAAGACTGCCGAGGAATTCCCCGGTTCCGTTGAAGATGGCAATAGCGCCTTCTTTGATCGCGGATCCAATATCGGACCAGGAAATGCCTTTCACGGCTTTCCACGCGTCATCGAACAGGCCCTTCAGAAAAGCGCCTCCGTCATTGATCAGCTTGATAGCGCCATCTCGGATCGCTGTACCTACCTGGGACCACTGAATGTTTTTCACAGCAGTACATCCGGCCTCGAACAATGTTTTCAGCCAGGAGCCTGCCGTAGTGATTATGGTGG